GTTTTTTAGTGAATCAACTATGTAAGCCATGATTCCATCGTATGCTTTTGGGTGAGCTATGATCCCTTTTTTAGAGATTTCCCGCCGTAGCTCATCCTTAGAAGTGAGTGAGTAGTTCGGAATCGTAAACTCCTTCCAACCTTCCTTTGGCAAGAACCGCTTCAGTAAGGCACACTCACCCTCCTTCGGGTCATTCAACCGCTGCACTACTATCAGGTCATGCTCGTATACAAGGGCTGGCTCGTCATCCTGTACTTCCCTGTATATACCACCCTGCTTGCCTCTGAAATACGGCCACGGAAGCTGTGGCTTGATACTTAACCGTTCCCGTTCTGTGTCATCAAGAGCATCCTCTGGGTCTGGCTCATCTCCCTCTTCTTCTCTGGCAATGCCATGCCCTAATACTATGGGGCTGCTGATCTTGCCTTTGTGGGGGCAGTTCGCGCATCCTGACGGGTTTATCCGTTCAAACGTGTTGCATAAATATGGCCCCTCCGTGCCTTCTGCTTTTTGTTCTGTATTCGCTGCGTCATACCCCGGATGGAGTTTAGACATGTTGTGTATAGCTGTTGCACGATCTTCACAGCGGTGAGCTATGGACAACCCCGCTCTCCACAACGGCTCTTCTAAAGTAGTCTGATTTACAACTATGTTATATATCTGTTCACAACCCTTACCCTCCGCCGTCTTCTCCATGATTGTCTTGAATATAGAGATACGGTTACCCATCAACGACAGGGTTAGAGCGTTCAGGGAGTTAGTTACAGGCGGCTGAAACGGAACCGACTGCGTTACTCCAAACAGGCTACGAAAAGTGTTGTAGTCCGTCGGCGCACCCTCATACAGCACCTCGACGATTGCGGGGTTTGATGGGTCTTTGCGGTTGTATGTTTGTGGAACCCTTAAAATACGTGCGGCGTCAGCGGTAACAACTGGGTCTGCGTGTAGCCCTGCGGATACACAGGACTCTTTAAGCTTCTCGGCAACTGGTATCCACTCTTCCTGACTTATCGTAGCGGTAAGAGTCCAATAGACATGCACCCCCCTGCCGGAGTTAACCAATGTGGGACGAGGCAGCTTGAACGCACCGCAGAACTTCTTCAGTGCTTCTATACCGTCAGCTTGTGTCGCATACGGCTTAGTCGCGCCACAGTCTATATCTAGCCAAAAAGATTTAAAATATGCAGCGTTTGTTTTTGCTCTACTGCCTTTATCACGATACTTGGCGCAGCCGAAGTAGACATCATAGTCTGCCATAGATAGCTTCTTAGCTTCTACATTGGCGTCGTTCAGTGTCTCAACAAATTGTTGCTTCGGCATGCTGCCCTGCTGCAACCCAATAATGCAATACCACCCTTCGGATGGCAATACTTGGGCTAGTAGGTCTGTCATAGCATGGCCTATAGATGAAAAAGCAACGGGTAGTTAGCCCGTTGCCCATTAGACACGAATCAAACGTCAAGTAGAGCGGGAAGCAAGCTTGTCTGTTAACTTCAACAGGATCGGCGCAACTTTGGTACGCGGATAGGTAAGCCCTTTAAACCAATTGTATACCGTCATACGCGATACACCGCAGTATTCGGCTACGTGAGTCACGGGGATATCCATCTTTATACACAAACGCCCAAGCTTAACCCCAACATGGGTTGCTTTAGCCGCTCTGTTGTCATCAATCAATCTCTTGCTGTACCCATCCATGTCACTCAGCCCATTGCTTCATGATGTCCTGAAGGTCTTTCTTTGGTGCGGGTTCGGCTTTGGAGGCTTTACCTTCACGTTTCTTAGGCTCGGCAACCTCGGCTTCTTCAACACTCTCTTCGGCGCTCTCTTCAGCGGGTTTAGGAAGAGCCTTCTTATTGGTAACACCATCCGTCTGCGCCACCGTGTAAGAGATAGCGCGTTTGGCTTCGTCTGTTTCACCTGCGGCTATTGCCATCTCATACTGATCTTTGTTGACATGGGCCACGGCGTCGAAGAACAACTTAGGTGTGGCGCTATCCGTATCAAAGGTAGCCTGAGTAATCACCGTGTTGATATTACGGCGGTTAGAAGCAACGTATTTCACATATTGATCGAACGGCATACTGTTCTTATCACCCTTGCCGAATATCGACTGCGACGGAACAACCATCTGATACACATCAGGGGCATCGGGCAACATAACAGCCAACCGGCGCAGGAAACGACAAGCCCTACCACCCCCCTGCCCTGACCCTTTGATGTTCTGCGAACACGTATCACAGTCGGTATGCTGCGGATTACCGGCAGTAGCATCAGGCTTCTTACCATCTAACGACCAACAATCCGGTGCTGCTTTGTTGTCGGCATCATACGCACCCGCATAAAACTGACGTGCGACATGCGGAGACCCGTTAACAATAATGAACTGCAACGAACGCGAATCTGACTTACGCACTTCTTCCCCACCAACAATCATACGAAACACGTTACCCCTGATGGAGATACGTTTGTTTCCCGTGTTACCAGCAAGCGACTTGGTCAGCGCATCGGGTTCCGCATTCTTCAGGAAGTCAGGAAGGGCATCTTGAAACAAGCTCAATTCAGTAGTCATATAATCCTCTTAGTTTTTGCTACGACGGACAGTAACTGCATACTCACTGTCTATATTTAACCCAGCCGGTTTAAGGTCGGGGTTTTCATCTAAGAACTGACGCATGTTGGTTTGATGTAGGCGTTTCTCTAGCAGCAAGAACGCATCATTCTCACGAATGAAGTTGTACATACTATCCCAATCACCCGTCCAATACTTACTCTTGATAGAACGTATTGCGGTACCGGCTCTTGTTTTAATGCTGTCGGCACCTTGGGCCTTACAGATGTCCAGTAACTCTAGCTCAAGCACTTTCAACTGCTTGGCAAACTCTTCATCCTTTGACTCAAACTCCTGCTTTGCTTCTGTGCGAATGTCACGTATTTTTACGTAAGCTTCTATGAGCCTATCCGTTGATACTGCCTCTTGCGGTTCAATAACTTCTGCGTCCATGTGTTACTCCTCTTAAGTATGCTACGGCCTCCATTATAGCTTGTTGTTTTACACTGTCAAGTCTTTATCAACTATTTCTTTGTAGAGGTCGATGACTTTGTTGTGAATATTTATCTTGTTTCTAAGCATTGAATACAAACGGCTTTCTACCTGACTACCGGATATGTGTATGATGGTCATGTTATGTTTCTGCCCCGGCCTGTCAATACGTGCGTTGGCTTGCAAGTATGTCTCTACAGATGTTACCGGTGCATACCAGACAATCACGTTGGCGGCGGTAAGAGTTAGTCCGTGCGAGGCTGTCTGCGGCTGCACCAAAAGCACTCTGGGGTTGGGTTTGTTTTGGAAGTTATCGAATATGTCTGACCGCTTGTTAAGGCTTACATCCCCGTTGATGATTTCCGACGTTATCCCTACACCATCCAAGTGCTTCTTAAGTAATTGCAGGGTGTGCCGGAACGGAACAAACACTAAGACCTTTTGTGTCGCTTCGTTTATTACCTCTTCTATGGCGGCAAGGCGGTTGGATACGTCGAACTCAACGACCTCTCCTGAGTCTGTATAGACCGCACCACCCGATATTTGCAGTAGCTTATTCATGTTAGCCGCTGCATTTATTGCCGTTACTTCTTCCCCATCTGCATACAGCCTAAACTTGTCCTTAAGCTGTTTGTAGAACTTGATCTGCTGCGGGGTTAGCGGGGCTTCCCTGTCTACGTATACAATGGGGGGCAAGTCTAGGCAGTCCTTCTTCTCAAACCGTATGGCAGGTTGCAATAGCGCATGCACAATGGTTTCGGCTTTGGGGCGCGGACTCCACTTAAACTGCGTTACCTTAGTCATCACGGCATCGCGGAACTGTCCAAAAAACTTGGGGGTGCCTACGGGGTTAACGATCTTAGCTAACCCATAAGCATCTACAGGAGACTGTGAAGCGGGGGTTCCGGTCATCATCCATACACGGGTAGTCGGCTTAACTATGTCACGTAGCACCTTCCACCGAACCGTCTGGACATTCTTG